GGTAAGGTTAGGTAGGCTTGGCAAGGGGTAAGGGATGGAGAATGGTTGGGAAGATAATTATGATAAATCCGTGGCTGCAATAGTACGGGAAACTTTAACAATTGTAGAGAGTGTTATACCGATCCCAGCGCAGCAAAAAGCGATAAGGCGGCTCGTTCGCAAATCAATATACGGTATTACGGATAACTTAAGAATATCTTTAGTTAATGAATTTGGAAGGACAGACGGAAGTAAACCGATTGGAATAGCTCCCAAGAAGGAGTTTCAATTTCCTAAAGGAGATACTGATGGCAGAGTATAAAGAACGAGACGCTTTTCCTGAAGTTCCAGACTACAAGATAAATATTGGAGACAATCTTGACGGGGGTCCCCTTTCTGTTTCTGATATATATTCCCCAAAATCAGAGCCTGTTCTTATAGATAATGCTCTGGACCCATCTGAGAAACTTCTTAAAGAGATTGTCGTTCTGATTGATGATTTTGGAAAGAAATCATTAAAAAAGTCTATATCAAAGGAGATTCGATCAGGCACTGGTATAGGCCCCACAGACGGCACAAATGCTTCTGTGTTAAAGAATGGTTCTGGTGTGTGCCCAAAGGGACACTCTCATAAAGATCAAGAAGATTTCGACCTTTGTGAAAAGGGTGGTGTAGATAAAGCCTTTCCTCTTGCGGCCCTTGCGGCGGGGTCATTGCTAGGTTCTGATGACGGTGAACCCGAACCAGCACCTAAATCACGTAAGTCACGCCCATCCCCAGAAGCGGCAGTTATTAAGAGTATTAGCAAGTTCTTAAAAGGTTAGAGAAGTATGCCTGCTTCATCTGAGGCACAACGAAGGGCGGCAGGGGCAGCTTTAGCCGCTAAAAGATCTGGCTCTGGTAAGAATCTTGAGGGAGCTTCTGAAGATATGCACGAAAATATGTCTGAGGGGCAGTTAGAAGATTATGCCAGCAAGACAGTTGCGTGGCAAAGCAATCAGATGAGTCCAGGTTCTGAGGAGTCATTGATTAAGTCTATAGATATATATCTAAAACAAGGTAAAGGGATTGTAAGGGCATAAAAGGTAAGGAGAGGGTAATATGACTACCATGATTGAGAAGGCAAAGAAGGCCAAGGTTGCATCTGAGGTCGAGTCTCAAAGGAAGAAGAACAGGGAGTGGGTTTTTGTAAACAAGGATGATCTGTTAAATAATTTCCCTTCTAAGTGGGTAGCTGTGGAAAATGAGGCTATTCAGTTGGTAGATAATGACTTATTTGCGTTATATAGGAATATAAGAAATAGAGGTCAGGCTGATTCGGTTGTTTATTTCTTTGTTAATAACTTCGAACCACCGTTGATTGTAGAAACCTCACTGGAGTTGGAATATGAGTGGAACACAAGTGCAGGCTGGCTCACATAATACAGATTTCTTGAAGGGGCTTGATCTAATCATCGATTCTTTGGTGAATAAACATTCATTGAATAGTGATGAACAAGCTACTGAAATAAATAAAATTGGACCTCTTGCGGCTCTTGGAATAGGAGCCTTGGCTGGTGGTGCGATGGCTGGTAAAACTTTGTTAGGTGGTAAAGCTGATGATGGGGAGCCTGAGGCCACTGAGGAGAAAGAAGAGGATTCAGAGGAGAGTGGCGATACCCTAGAAGAGAAGTCTCATATTAAGGGTGCAACGGATTTAGGGGATAAGACCAATCTACCCCCTGAGATGGGCAAGAGAGAGGAAGGCAGTAGTATAGCTGAGCCTATGCTTAGACGCAGAGAAGTTCGTAAAGCTACCATTGATTCTATGCAGCGTGGTATAGATCTTCTCAAAATGATGGCTACTATAGATAAAAGCATTGAGAAGGTTGATGGCACTAAAGATAGGGTTAGTGATATCCAGCTTTTGAAGGCATTTGGTTTATGTGAGTGCACTAACACGGAAGATCTTAAAGCTGGCACCCTTGTGCACAAAATGGTGTCTGATAGGGGCAGTAGGCCATCGGTTGCTTGGTGGAAAGAGTGTATAGATTTTGCTAAAAGTTTTGAGGATATGGAAGAACCAGCCTTTTTTGCTACCTTCTTGTATCACAAGCCCGATCAATTTAACCCTTCTAGTTTTTTTAAGGGGTTGAATGATACTGGCGGTCAGGTGAAGCATGGTCGTGCGATGTCTCGTGACACAGAAATAGATGAGAATATCGGTGCTATGGGCGGCGGTGCGATTGATGGCCTTGGGATGTCTGATGACGACGACGAACCTAAGAAAAATAAGGGAGGAGAGGTAGATAAAGCCTTCCCTCTTGCTGCTCTTGCTGCTGGTTCGCTGCTGGGGTCAGATGATCCTGATGCTGTTGAGAAAAAGCACCATGCCCACAAAGCCTGAGTGGTTTAATAACATTCGGTGGAGCCGAATATGGCGCAACAGTTAGCTAAAGACCTAGATGTATTAAAAGATATAGAGGAGATGATCGATGTCACCTCCTCAAATACTCTTGGGATGTTTCAGGATGCGAATCATGTTGTAGATTTCACTGTTAAGTCTGAGAACGGTGAAAATGTTTTTTATGTAAGACGCAATGGAGCTAATCTATATGCTGGAGTAGACGGTGCAAGGGCTGCATCTCTTTTTTATTCTCAAATAGCTCAAATACACGAGGATGATCAGAAAGGGGCAGACCCAGATTTTGCCAGCTTACGTGAACTCTTAGAGGCCCGTAACAGGCATGTGAAAGAGTCTTTGTCGCAGCTTGGTCATAAGGCCCTGTCCAGGTCGCTAGAAAATCTCACTTTTAAGTCCATAGATAGTGTTTGGCATGATATTTTCTTTTCTGCCGAGTCTACTGAGTCTATTATTAAGGGTGCGAATGTAGAGAAAATTGCTCCCCTTATCCCTCTTGCTGCTGGTGCTGCTCTGGGTGCTGGGGCCATTGGGGCTGTTGCTGCGCCTCTTGCTGTTGGAGCGGAGGTTGCTGGTGCTGCTGTGGACACGGCACTCAATGCATCGGAAAATGATGGTCTTTCTGAGCAAAGATCATTTGCTGGGTATACTACTAGGAACTTCGATATATGCCCCAATGCCCAGACTGTTTTTAGGAAGTTAAGTGGCATAGCTACTTCAGAGACCAGAAAAGATATTTTAGCCGCAATGAAGGCTACAGATAGATTTCTAGGTATAGAAAAAGAGGTAGCGCATAAAAAGAGCGCAGATGAGTCAGATGTCCACGAAATGGTACGAGCCATCGAAGAAACACATCGATTGGCTGGAGAGATAAGTACTGCCCTACAGACCGATCTTAAGCAAGATTTTGCATTTACTTCTGGTCACTTAATGGCTGTTCTTGAGCATTACGATGGTGACGGAGAAGAGATTCAGAAGCTGGAAGAGAAAGTACGTAGTCTTTCTGATGGATTGTTTTATACAGAGCACCCTACATCTGCTGCGCCTGCTGAGTCTCCATCTGTAGAGGTCCACGATAGTAGGAAACCTAATTTAATAATGCGTCAGGAAGAGAGTGACCCTGGTAGCGATTCGCAGGCTATTTTCTTCTTTATAAAGAATACATTTGAGGAAATTTTGTTTGTGCGTAGGCAGGGGCTTGGTTATTGGGAACTCCCTGGAGGATTATTAGAAGAAGGGGAGGCCCTAAAAGATGCTCTGCGTAGGCAGGTGAATTTTCTTGGATATAAGCCCTCTTCAGCAAAAATAATTGGTTCTGTGGATATGGCTGAAGGTAAATTAACTGGAAAGATGGCTACAGTGAGCGTTTCTGGTAATTTGAACCTACCTGATAAATATGAACAGTATGCATGGGTAGGTACTGGTAGCATAGACAGGGTGGCACTAACCCCTGATTATACAGCAGACGAATTAAAATCGATGATATATCCTAATCCAGAGGCTGGGAATATAGGACTGTTAATATCTTCTGGAATAATAGCTGATGTTTCTAAACAAAGAGACCCTACTGATTTAGGTGATCCATTTCAGTCAGTAGGTGAGGTTAATACTCCTAATAAATTGCCAAGATCGGCTACTCCTGAAGGAGATGCATATAAATATCAGGGTGTTCGAACTACCCCGCAGGGCGATCTAAGCGAGAATACAAAGCATCTTCGACATCAGGCTGGATTAGGCCATTATGAGCAATCTCGTGGAGTACTTACTGCGGGTTCAGAATTAAGAGAGTCTGGGCATCCTTTGAGGCGTGAGGGGGATAGAGACCCTGGAGAGCCTCATAAAGAGGAGGGTACAGCTTATCTACATAAATTTGATACTCAGGGATGGGATCCAGGTCACCCTGAGACTATAAATGATAGCCGTATGCAGCCCAGAGAGGTATCTAAGACTAAAAAAGATAAAGGTCCTTCTCATCAAGAGCTACTCCAACGATTTAAAGACGCTACTTCTAAGAATGGTGTATCTAAGGCTTATCCGTTCCAGCCAAATCGCACAGAAGATGTACAGAATCCTATATCGGCTCAACGATCCAAGAAGAGCGGTATTGAGCCTGCTAGTGAAGAAGCTCTGTCTAGTGCAGAAGCTGGCACTGGAACACAGGCATTCAGTTCTGGGGCAGTAATTGATCTACCACCAGAGATGGATGAGGCCGTTGGGGTTCAGCCACATGCTTCTCAGGGAACTGGGGGAGAGGGTGTAGAAGGCGGTGGTGACGGCGGCGGTGTGCTGATTGCCACAGAGCGGTCTCCATTGCCTACGACTGAGGGTGAGGAGGGTGCTGCTTACGATTCCAGTATGCGGCCTATGGCGAAAAAAGATCCCGTTAAATTATTAAAAGATACTGTTGGTACGTATGATGATCATCATCATGATCGTCTCCATCAGGTAAATAGTTTTGAAATGAATCTTTCCTACCTTAAGGAAGGTGGGGGAGGTGGCGGAGGTGCTGGTGGTGGAAATGGTGGGGGCGGAAGTTTTGGTGGAGATGGCGGAGGAAGTGGAACTGCCATGACTTCAGATGGCACACATACTGCTACATATGGTGGTGGCGGTACTCCTACTGTGTATGACAGTTCTTTAAAGCCTAAACGTGGAGAGATAACCAAGACTAAGGAAGATGAAGAGGCGGAAGAGGCCGCAGGTAAGAGGCATCAGACGCATGTAGATACAGATCTAGAGAAGAATGCAGATGTATACGGTACAACTGAAGGTCTATCTCAACTCCCTGCTCCCGATGTTCCAGAGTTAGGAGCTATTGGATCTAAAAAGACAGCCAATACAGTCGAGAGGTATAGGCCAGGAGATTCAGAAGAGCAGGTTGAGGTAGGCAGAGATGATGCTGCAAAGGATACAATTCCTTCACATCAGAAGCCTTTGGGGGATGATGTGGCTGATTTGGTTATTGCTGAACATGAGGATAAGTATAAGCCTGCCGAAATGGAGCAAAAACCTGAGCATGATCTAGTTCGCAGAAAGATTATTGATGAGGATAGTCACAGGGTAAGAACTACCGATCCTGCTGCTGAGCAGTATACGAATTTATCTGGAGACATTGCACCTCAGAATCATTTTGGAGAGGCGTTGTCTGGAGTCGTAGCTGGGCTAATGGCCCCGATGATGTCTAAGAGCGGCGATGATCCCTCTAATATGAACCACGGAATGATGAAGGTTTTGCTTCCAGATAAGGTTGAGAAGCAAAATAAATTTATGGATGCGAGTGAGACCCTAGTTGTTGCTGGCTGGGGAAATTATTATGTAGTTGATCACGAAGGGCATCGAATTGGTTTAGAGGGGATGCGAAAGGCTTTGGATGGATTCTTGGCTAGACCTGAATATGCGAACGTAAATATCTTCCATTCAGGGATTCAGGTAGGTCAGGTAATTCCACATTTCACTGATGAAAATGGAAAAGTTTGGAAAACAGAGGTTAGGCCAGAAGGATTGTTTGTAGTAGCTGCATTACGAACAGATTTAGAAGTGGCAAGAAAGGCTATGAGAGAGATACTAAAAGGCACATTAAGAGGGTTTTCAATAGCAGGAAACGCAAAAAAGAAAGAAGTTAAATGCGATCACGGGCAATGTTGGACAGAAGTCACCGATATGGAGATGTATGAAGTGACATTGTGTGTCCAGCCTATGAATCAAAAATCTTATATAACTGATATCTTGCAAAAACCCAGTCCTACCTCGTGCCCAGATTGTTATGAAGGGGTAGAGGTCGAATATGATTCGGCTTTACAGGTAAAGGTATAGTTTTTGCATTTTTGCAAAAAACCTTTACACCTGTAACATATACACGTTATAGTAATAATTACCTTAAAAGGAGGTATTGAGGAATGGCAACACGCCAAGAAGAATTACTGCCGATTCTCAAAGCTCTCAAGGAGTATATCGTCAAAGAGTATGCGGTAAATTATCCCCCGCATGTTCGTGGCGAAGATGCTTCTTCTAAGGAACTTCCTGCCGACTGGCAGGGTAAGCTAGACCCCATCACGGGGGGCGAGACGACGGGTAGAGATACCTTCGGATCTGCAAGCCAGAATACGACAAAAGCTGGTTCGCAGGCTGAGGATGCCTATATCCACAAGTCTGAGCTTGAGCAGATCCTTAAGGATTTTGTCTCTAAGCACTTCGTCAATGGTCAGACTGTTCAACAGTCTGGCTCTCGTGGTGAGAATGCTGGCTATACCTACCCAGGAGAAGAGGGACGAGTTCCTGAGGGTCTAGAGAAAAATGAGCACGAAGACGAAGAAGAGGCGATGGCCCCGCCTGCCATGAATGGCGAAGAGGCTGAGATGGAAGAGGAAGACGTTGCGGACGTTGAAGAGGACGAAGAGGAAGACATGGAAGCAGTTGCTGCTGGTGGGATGATGTATAGCAAGGACGATAAGAATGTAGCAGCTATCCTTAAGGACATTAAAGGTCTTCTGTCCTCTAGACAAGCCGAGAAGAAAGAGTTCGCCTCTCTTAAGGGTGAGCTTTCGGAGATCAAGAAGTCCCTGCCTTCACAGGTCAAACAGGGAATTGCACAGGGGATGAAGAGGTTCAACATCAAACCCAGTCAAACTGATCTTCCCATACGTCAGTCTGTTACTACTGCTCCAGTTGCTCAGAAGGAGCCTGCTCCTGACCAGCGCATTGGGGTTGAGGGCGAATCTTTCGCCAAGGACGGCAACGTTGACTGGCAGCGACAAGATGAGTTCACGAATTCCGTTGAGTCCATTCTAAGCACTAATGAGGCTGGCGACCTGAAAGGGACGTTTAAGAAGCTCAATGGTATGCGGACCCAGTCTGGTGAACTTACGCCTCAGACTCTGTACTACTATCCCAGAGGAGGTGCTAAGTAACTATGACAACTCAAAACGACTTGTCTATAGCTGAATATATTGGTGCTGCAGAGAGGAATCTTCGCAGTAGTCTGATGCCGCCTGGATACTTCGCTAAACAGACGTATCTACAGGTATCGGACGTGTTCACAGCGACTTACGGACGTAAGGTCTGGGACGCTCTGAACAACCAGACGAGATTCTGGAACATACTTCGAAAAGTTCAGTGGGGACCCACAACTGGTTGGCGTGTTCGTTCCGACAGGGGCGACAATCGCTCTCGACCAGTGACTGAGACTGGCGCACTTCCTACAGTCGATGTTTCTGCCTATCAGGCAGTTGATTCGGCACCAAGAATTGTTGCGACAGACTTTGGTGTCTCACTCAAGTCCCAGATTATGTCTGGGTTGGAAGGTGGCATGGGCGATAACCTTGCGGTTGAGCAAGAAGCTGCTGCAAGGGATCACATCAAGGAGCTTAACTCTGAGCTTCTACTTCGCTCCAACGGAATTGTCACCATAGGTGGTGCTTCTGGCACTGGGGCAGTGCTGGGTGGTTCTAGCACGTTCCGAATCGGGGACACGATTAGTGACACTGGCCTGAGTGATGCTTCCAAGGTAATTTCTGGCATCTCTGGTAACGTTCTTACCTACTCTGGCGGTGGAAACCTTACAGACGGTGCGATTGCTTATGCGAAAGCCCGTGCTGGATTTACCTCGCTTGACGACATCGTTGAGGAAGACTCCCGTACTATTGCGGGTGTTACCCTTGGCTCTGGTATAGGGGCCGATGTCTACAATCAGACCGCTAGGACAGCGGGTGCGTGGAATGCTGCTGCTGTTGTTTTGGATAACAATGGCACTGGCAGGAACCTTACCTTGGCTCTCCTAGACCAAGCAATTAGGGAAGTTCGTATCAATGGTGCGGATCCCGACGTAATCCTTATGGGTTATGACCAATATGACAGGCTTTCTTCACTCCTACAGGCGCAACAGCGTTACATGGACTGGGGCGAGTTCGTTGTAAAGGTTGGCGATGAGAGTACCCTCCCAGGTTCGCATGCTGGTTTCCAGGTAGCGACCTACAGGGGTATCCCTGTTGTTGTCGATCCCGACATCAAGACTTCTTACACGGCTGCAGATGCGGAGCTTGGAACTAATGTGTACGTGCTTGACACGAGGTATCTGGAACTCGCTGTGGCTGCTCCTACGCAGTACATCGATAACAGGGACTTCTTCCAGGCGAATGCTTTTGTCCTTCGGGGCCTCTTCTACACCATTGGTGAGTTGAGAGCACTTCGTCTCGATACGCATGCCAAGATAACCGACTTGAATGCCTAGTTAGCGGTTTATTAGTGGGTAGGTAGGGGGGCTAAAAATCCTCTACCTACCCTCTAGGGTTTACCAACAAAATTTAGTTTTCTTGTGTCGCAAGTATCCGAGGGAAACCTTGGAGAGGTTGGTATAGGTGGAAGCGGCAGGAGAAGGAGCATAGATTATGGCTGTTACGTGGACAACGACGATAATTCATGAGACCGTTTTTGGTAACAAAAGAGTTGTTACCGCAGAGATAGAAGCTACTGGCACGAGCACCGTCACAGCGACGGGAGATGCTTATGCTCCATCTGCTTTGGGTCTTAGAGGCGTAGATGTAGTTTTGATGAGTGGATTCTCCCTTAGTAATACGGGAGGGGCTACTCAAACAGCGGCACAGTCTGTGACTGCTGCTGATACAGGATATTTCCCTGTATATAACTATACTCAAGAGTCAATATCTACCCATCATTTGGGGCCAGCAGATCTGTCCTCAGTAGGTCCAAGCATTGTTGCTACTGGTGTCAATATAACTGGTGCCAAGATAAGAATGATGGCGGTAGGTTACTAGTTTTAAAAATTAAATAGTGTGGGTTTTGGTGGTACGAGTCAGCTCGACTACTTTTTTTCTGGTACTGGAATATTAAAGAAGGGTAGTCGTTTTATATGGCTACCCTTCTTGTGTTTAGGCAGATCCAAAGTGATTTAGCGAATGTAGTACCAATAGCCAACTTCTTTGAGTGAGTCAATACCTTTAAGTAGAGACCAAGGTAATCGAGTGTTAAATGGCAAGACGTAACTGGACACGGTGTAAATGTGGGACTAAATTGCATGTAAAGAAGGGTGAAAAGATGTGTTATCCGTGTACAGCTAAGGAGCGGAAAGGTGAGGGATAGGTAATGCAAAATTTAAGATTCTTTATAGGGAAAATACGGCCTCAGATATTCCTAGCTCTATGTATTTTAGGGTTAGTGGCTGTATTGGGGATTAGAGAAGGCATGACGGAAATTGCAGTTGGGTGTATAGCTGGCGTGATTGCGTTAGCAAAAGACGTTCTCCAGAGTGATGGTGGTGATGCGAATGGAAATGGGAACGGCAATGGTAGTGTATAAATGAGGTACACAGAAGAGGAAGGTAGCCCATGGGTATAAAAAGATTAAAAATGCCTAGATTTTCTTCACTATTTCGACGTAGGTCCAAAAAAATCCCTGAAACAAATCAGAGTATAAATTTGGTTGAGGATAGAAAACCTCGACGGAAAATATCTTTACCCTTTTTCAGTTTTCTTAAAACTGTGTTTAAAATTATTGGACGGGCAATAAAATATATTCTTTCTGTAGTATTGGTAGTAGCAGGAATTTTAGGATTAACCGTATCTTATATTAATCCTATGCAGTTTATAGTTCCCTATCTCCCCTTCCAGATAGAGGGAACAATTATTAGTGTAGACCAGGCAGCGGTACAGAGTTGGCTTACTTTAATCAATGCAAATCTAATTGCGTCAGTAGCAATTTCATCTACTTTGCTTTTGATTGGCATACTTGTTCATGTACGTAACTTTAAAGTTTGGTGGCGTAACCTAAGAAAGACCCCTATGGGGATAGTACGGTCACCAATTAGGGCATATAAGAGGCTAACTATATGGAGAAACTGGATACTAGCTAAAGTAGCTTATTTAAATGAAGAGTCAGCTAAATGGAAGATGACTTTCAAAATTATGATGAGTCCCTACAGCCTACTTCGGGCCGCAGGATTCAGCCCACAAATGGCTGTAGGTTTGCTTTTTGCTGGTTCTACAGTAGGTACTGGTGTTGTAGTAAACGAAACTATACTTGCAGATAGGTCATTTGAGCGTGGAGATGCTGGTGTGTATGCTGCTCCAGTAGATACGCCATCCGCTGCTCTTGAAGAAATGCTCGCTTTCAGGAAAGACAACAAAACTGGGTGTTGTGCCAGTACGAGAAATAAAAATAGAAAACGTATCCGTGGGAACTGTCTATACTGGGGGGGCGATACCATCATCAGCCCATACCTCCGCTAGTGGTACTGCGGCTACCTCCACGGCTGTGCTGATTGGCGGTACTGTGATAAGTGGGGGCACCAGCACGTACTTAGAGGTTGGGGAAATGCTCCTTGAGAAAACGAGGTGTTCGTATCTGTATTTCGACAACACCACGGCACATACGATAAATGTAATTGGAAATGCTAGTGATGGTCAAAGCATAAATCAAACTCCAGGCACTTCTCGGATGAGGGCAATTGGTGGCGGTCATCATCAGGCGGACGCAATGGTCACGTCTGGAGGTTCGTATGACCGCATCCATATCGACGCTCCTACAACTGCCATCAATGGAAAAATCGGCAAACTTACCCTGTCGAATTTGTACACAGAAGGTGGAGCCTGCGTATTTGACAGGCTGAAAATTGGAACATTAACGATTGAGCTAAATGAGATAGGAGTAGCTAACGGATTTTCAACTAAAGAGTTCAAAATCCATCAGAGCGTGACAGCAGCCAATTGGAATGTGTCTGATAATGTTGAAGTATCGATTGGAGTACCATCTGAAACCCTAACTAACGAGTAGTAAAGTAAATATTCTAATATAGGAAGAATAAACGGTAAGGTTTAGGATCTTAAAGGTCAAGGGAAGGGAAGGTATGCAAGATGATTACATTTGGATCGATAAGGTTAGGCTTGGCAATAGCCATGCGATTGAAGAGTATGGAAAATAGATCAGCCATGTTAGAGACCCTTATTAAAGCGGTGGGGGATGATGGGAAAGTGACACCTGTCGAGTGGGCAATGATTGGTAAGCAGTTGGGAGTTTTTGATATTGTGGACACTGGTAAGAAATAATGAATATTTTTACATCACTAGTAAATTGGTTTAGAGACAGGGTAGCAGCGAATAAGCTTCGTGGGCACGAGTTTGGTGTAGTTAGGTTTGGCCCAAGTGAGCTTCCGATGGTGCCTTTCAAACACCCGCATATAGGAAAAGTTAAACTGTTTTATGTTGATTCCAAAGTGCGGGATAAATTAGCAGGGGTAGAAGATGCCAGCACCTGAATTAAGAACACAAATAGAGTTGATGCAGCCTTTACCGAATTATAGGGGCTTTACCCTTACCACATCTAGTGCCAGTGCAACTACTGTCATAGATGTCTCTTCCGTAATGGAAGAGGCGAATCGGGTTACATTTGTGGTAGAGCTTGGCGATTTGTACATTAATTTTAACGGAGCAGCTACGAGTGACGGGTCATCTATGTTGGTGCCTTCTGGTACTGGGTACACAGAAGAGATGATGCGTATTACTGGGATAATCTCCGTAATGCGAGTTGGGACTACTAATGG